CGCCCATAGAGATTATCCTTAATGTCATAAGGAGGATCGAGATACATAAAAGCACCCTTGTTTCCATCCATCAGATAATCGTAAGAGTAATTAGTTATACGCCAGTTCTCAATCAGTTTAGAATACGCAGGCAAATTTTCGATCCCGCGCATAGAGAAGTTGGAATTAGATGCTTGTTCTGAAAATGATGAACTCTCCGTGAGACCACTGAAAGAGCACTTATTAACAATATAGAAAGCCACAGCACGATCAAGACTGGGCAAACTTTGGTCATTAACCTTCTCCTTACTTGCGAGGAACAGTTCTTTTGCGGATTCTGGATTGTTATGAGTTGATTTAAGATCTACCAGGTTATCCTTTAAGTCAGGTCCAAATATCTGGAGTTGTTGCCAGAAGTTTACAAGAGGTTCATACAAATCATTCACCCAAATATCTAGTCTAGGATATTTCTTGGTGATGTGAATCGCAACACTTCCACCACCGAGAAATGGTTCTCGGAACTCATCGTAGTTACGGAGATCTGGAAAGTAAGGGTCCATCTTGACACAAGCACGGGACTTGCCGCCTGGGTAGCGTAACGGTGTTTTCAGGGATTTCATACTACCAGTCATCAGATTCATCCTCCCATTTATAAAGTTCGTCTACAATTTCATGATAAAGTTCTCTTACTTGTTTTTTAGGAGCAAGACAAACATCTTTGGAGAGATACTCAACATCTCTCTTATCTACAATAATTGACAATCCAGATTTAGAAACGTTTTTTTCTGGATCAAATTTTTTCAAAGCATCCTCAAAAGATACAATACCAAAGTGGCGCTGAGTTTGATCAATCAAAATCATTTCATCAAACTTTTGTTCTGGAAAATTATTATTAACAGTTCCTTGAAAATTTTTAAGTGTTATTGGTTTAGTATTAAAAGTCTTATTAGTTTGGAACAAATTATCCAAACCCTTTGCTTCTAAGCGCCAAACTTCTTCATTTACATTAGTAGTAAAGTCATGCCCCAGAGAATCATTTAAACCAACATATACTAAATTTTTGCTAGTTTTTTCAATCGCCTTTTCAATAAAAAGTGCTCGACTAAATTTTTGTCCCCCAAATCTAAGGCAACGAGTGTATTCGACTACACCCATAACCATTTCAAAATCAAATTCAATTTTAGTTTTCATAATCTTTAGGATGATACTTCAAATACTCTCTAAAAGTGAGTTTCATTTCTTTCTGCGTCATACCACAATGCTTTGCGGCAGCAGGAAGATTTAATGTAGCACGAAACAAACCTTCATTTGCTTCCTGCACATTTTGTGGTGTAGTTTTAACTGGAACCTCATAAAGAGATGCCTTATCAATTTTATACAAACTCATAGAAACTCACATTCTACCATAATCTCTGTGAGAGCAGCAAGAAGATTTATTTCTTGGTCAGCCACGAACGCACATTGGTATTGATACTTAGCAATAACAAGAACGGCAGCAGGAATAGTTGCGGGTGTAAGACAATCATAAGCGGTGTCATAAATCCTGCGAAGTAAACTAGAAGCGTCGTTATCCAGGTTCCCGACCACCCACTTTCGGACTTCAGTAAAGTTCTTATCTTTGAGACTTTTGACCAATTCATTAACACTTACATCAGAGAACGTTGCAAGAATTCCACTATCAATCTTACCACTTACAGCGTATCTTTGGCACTCGTTGAGAACTCGTCGCCAATCTGGGAAGTGCTTGTTGATGAGTTCTGCAAGGACTTTAGGATCGTATTGTACACGTTCTTCATCCAAGATGTTTTGTAAACGCTTAAAGAAGGATCCTGCCAATGAGGCTTTTTCTTTCCCTTTAATCCCGAAGTCAATGACGGCGCATCGGGAGTGGAGGGGTTCGATGATTTTGTTTTTGTAGTTACAGGTAAAGATGAATCTGCAATTTCCAGCAAATTCCTCAACAAACGCCCGTAGGAGGAGTTGTACGTCGTTCCCCGTGTTATCTGCTTCATCAATGATGACGACTTTATGCTTAGCATCTGACGAAAGTGAGACGGTCGAAGCGAAGTTCTTCGCATTGTTTCTGACAGTATCGAGGAATCTACCCTCATCGGATCCATTGATGACATAAACATCTACCCCAAGTTCATTACAGAGTGCCTTAGCAACCGTGGTCTTTCCAATACCAGGAGGACCAGCAAGAAGCATATTTGGAATTTCACCTTTATTTAGAAACTCCTGAAAAGTTTTCTTAATACTTTCAGGAAGAATACATTCTTCAATAGTCTTGGGGGCATACTTTGCTACCCACAAAAAATCACTCTTCATAATCAAATCCAATCAGGTTTGCGAGAAGGCATACGGAGATAGTTCTCCGCAACCCAAGGTTTGGAAGCAATATACATTTTGTATGCAGTGAATGTATCAATGCTTTCATCAAGTTTGTATTCGTCGGGCATAGCACGAACGAACTCTGTCACCTCAGTAATCTTTCCTTTTGGAAAAAGATAGTAGGCAGACAGTAAAGTATTATAGCACGAATGGATCTTACCATAACGAACTGCATACTCATCACATAAATTCATACCATGTTTAATTAACCAGTAGGCATTGTGGATACTATCCATTGCCCACCTGGTACAGGGATGATTACGAAACGCACCCTTTTCAGTTCGGTAGGGAGTGCCGTCAGTTTTAGGCAGAGTGCCGTAGTTATGACCCCACTTTTCAGAGGCAACAATGGAAAGCATTTGACAGCATTCCAGAGGCATTTTGACGATATGTTTATCAGGAAGACATAAAGCACTTTCAGCGGGCCAAGGGGACGTTACGAAAATGTTCATCAGAAACAGAATTTTTTCACGTAGTGAATAACTTTTTGAGGTTTACTTTCCAAATAATATGCTTCATATTCTTTGTGATCAACTCCCAATCCAAAACTAGTAGATCTCTTAACCTCATCTAATTTATCTGCACTCATGGGCATGGATTTTTTAGGAATTCCCAAAGAGGATGGACCAAAAATAGAAAAAATTCCTCTACTTTTACAATTTTGAGCAGCATGAACTGCTTCATGATAAACAGTTTCGTTTACATAATGTTTAAGAGACCAACCACCATTTTTGATGTTTGTTGTACAGACTACAAACTCATCAGTTCGATGATGCATGTAACCAAAAGTTGATTTTTCCTGGCGGCAAATTTGAGTATTCTCTCGAATTTTAAATTTTGCCTGAGCAAGACTGTTTACAATTTCATTACCAACAGGTGTCAAGTAAAGGAGAAATTCCATCAGTTAAAAGCAGAGTCAGGTTCCATAGCAATATAATACTTCAGATTGTACTTAGTATTCGTAAACTGTGACAAAAGTTTTTGTGATACAATCACATCATAGGCACCAGGAATAATCTTAATATTCTCAACTTTAAAATTAAATGTGAACTGGTTATCAGTTTCACCAACCACGATAGCGTATTCGTTAGAAGTATCATTCTTCTTATCACGAACCACCAGTTTGATCACCCCATTCTCACCAACAGCAGACAGGTCAGGAAGTTGATAAACTGCTGCTGCCTTAACCAGTTTCTCAAGAGAAGCACTATCTAATTGAAAACAGACATCCTGAGAAGGAAGTTGGATTTCTTTATCTGGAGGTGAAATAATCACATTAGGATCAGCGTAGAAATATTTCACTCGACGCTTACCTTCTTTGATACTGAGATAAGAATCTTCAGTAAAATCCAGATCAGGATCCTGATGAAGACCAAGACCATTCAGAAACTGATTCAGGTCATAGATTGCAAAATCACGAGGGAACTCCTCATTAATATCTGCCTCAGCAAGAATGTTCTTCGCCACAGAGATGGTGCGAAGTTGGTTACCCCGCTTCACAAGAATGGAGTTGTTGATGCTTGCAAAGTTCTTCAGTAGAGCAAGGGTATTATCAGAAAGTTTCATAGTTTTGTCTTGGAGTTTCACTTGTTTTCAACGAGGTTGAGATGATTAATCAAAAGAATAGTGTAGTGCAAAACTTTGAACAAGTCAGCACGAGGAGTTCCTTTGGTATCATAACGATCAGTGTACTTAGTGATGTTTCCAGCACAGAAACCTTCACGACGGTTATGCTTGATTTTATCAAGGGTCTGTTCCGTTCCACCACCAGTTCTGTCAACATAATGTTGACTATAAGTAGTAGCAATATACTGTTCAAGTTGTTTCAGGATTTGGTCTTCATTGTATTTCCAAAATCCATTTTCATTTTTAGTCATAGTAACATGTGTTTTTTCAATGTTAAATGTTTCCCCACCAGCATCACTGATGGTAAACTGATTTACATAATTTTGTTCGTCTTCAGGTCCGTACATAGTATCGTAAAGTAAACTCCAAGAATTGACCATAATAATTGGGGAAGGTCATATTTTACCTTCCCCAATTATATCAGAAAGGACTGGGTTCGTCAATATTTGGAAGAACTTCATTTGACACCCCAGTGGGCATCTGGAAGTCAGCATCCACCTTATCATACAGTTCCAGGAAAGACTGTTTGGTTTCATCATCAAAACGATTAATGCAAACTTGAATTGCCTTTGCTTTATCACCAAAGATGCTAAAAGCACGAATGATATGAACCAGGCGGCGGGTGCTGATGATTTCCTCAATACCACCATCGTAGAAAGTCTTACGAATAATCTCTGCCCATGCAACCAGACGTTCGCAGAAGTCACGGTCTTCCACACTAAGATCCAGAGCGATGCCTTCCAGAATCCTTTGCTCGGTAGCAGGAGCAGGATAGGACTGCTCAAAGGTCACGGGGAAACGCTCCAGGAACGCCTCATTCAGGACATTGGTGCCAATGAAGCGTCCATCATCAGAACCCTTTCCCTTGGTGTTAGCGGTGGCAATAACGTTGAATCCTGCAGTGGGTTTAACGAATCGACCAATTTTCTTGAGGAACACACCCTTACCTTCCAGAATGGATTGGAGGCACAGGATCTTATTAGAAGCAAGATCAATTTCATCCAGCAGCAAAATAGCACCTCGCTCAAGTGCTTCCACAACAGGACCATTATGCCAAGCAGTTTCACCATTCACAAGACGGAAACCACCAATCAGATCATCCTCATCAGTCTCAATGGTGAGGTTTACACGAATCAGTTCACGCTTAAGTTGAGCACACACTTGCTCCACCGAGAACGTTTTACCATTACCCGAAAGACCCGTGATAAACGCAGGGTAAAATATACGGGACTGAATAACTTTTTTAATATCGTTAAAGTTACCAAACTTGACGAAGGTATCATCTTTATCAGGAATAAGGTTTTGTTCCACAGAAGGGAGAGCAGCAGGAGCTTGGTATGCCTGCTCCATTTTACCAACAACAGTAGGAGTCACTTCCAGGTTCCAACGACCACGAGAAGTCTTGAACTGCTCCAAACGACGGGTCACAGTTTGGTAGTTCAGACCACGAGAGGCACAAAACCCCCTGAGATCTCCAGTGGTAATATCAGAACCATAGAGTTCTTGGATAGAAGCAATCAGTTGTTCGTCGTTCACAGAGGACTTGCGAGGCATGATGTAGTTAGGATTGAGTTGTTTTGTTTAACTGAAGTTATTATAGCAATAAAAAAGGGGGTTTGGAAACCCCCGTATGACAGTTTAGAAATTGGACTTATTAGTCCATTGTAAATCCCTTTTTCTTTCTGGTCTTTACATTTGCTGGTCTCTCAAATGGTGTGCCCTCTTGGACAATTCCATCATCATCACCATCTCTAGCATTTTCTTTATATCCATCTAATTGTGGTTCTTGAGTTGGACCTGGATCTAGAAAAGCATCTGTAAATCTGCCCATTGGACTTAGTAAAACTGTTTAAACTTATTTATCAAGCAATAAGTTCAACAAACTCTCCGAGAATCTTTTTGTTCATCTTTTTAGACTTCAGGCTCTTCATGAAAGCATTTTTAATTTGAGATTTGGTGGCATCCTCTGCGACTTCAAATTCAGAATCTTGAGAAAGAGCATTAGCGGAAAGACCAAAGTAAGAATGATACCCAGACTTCTTAATTGTAAATGCTTTTTCTTTTTTCCAAGCAGACATTACTTTCTCAAAATCAGGACCATAATAACCACAATAACGACGGATAAAGTTACCAGCATCACGACCCTCAAGAACACGAATACCAATAAAATTGGTATCAGCAAACTTATCACGGAGGTTGCTGAGAAGAATATCAGTAAAACCACTCCACTCAACATTACAAGAATAGGTATTACCAGTCTTGCGGTCACGAAGGAAAACATTAGGACCGATATGAGATGTGCCCATAAAAGGTTCTTGTTCCCAGTGACGCTGAACTTCACGATGGTATTTAATACCATAAGCCTCACCATCAGTCAGTACAACACATTGAACCTTCTGGAGTTTATTCTCTTTCTGAAACTTAGGAAGAATCTGATGAAGAGAAATCAGTGCTTCATTCAGAGGAGTGCCAGAAAGACTCAAACCAGTTGGAATGAGATAGGAACAATGAGACCAGCGACCAAAAGAAGTGGCAATGCGGAAGATATTCTTCATTTGGTCATCTAAAGTTTTACCATTAACTTTGCTAGTCAGCAGGTTCATCATTGAGAACCATTCACCAACCTGCACTAGACCATCTTTTCTTTTATAGGCAATTTCACGCAGATTTGCCTTACCATCCTCACCATAAGACACCAAAGGATAATCATTTGTAAAAGCATAAACCTCAAAAGGAATCGCAACTTTTTTACAAAACCATACAAGATTAAAGAGTTGTTTGACCGTATCTAACATCACATCACCCATAGAACCAGACCAGTCCAGAACAAACACCAGGCCGTGATTCTTACCATCAGCAAGTGTAGTCACCTTGCGGAACAGATCTTCATTGTACTTGTAGGTGTGGAGTTTGGAGCAGTCAAGAACACCTGTACGAGCAGTTGTAGCACGGGCATAGGAGTCTGCTGCCTTGCGACACTCAAACTCTTTCACAAGATAATTAACTTCCTTCTGGGCAGAACGCTTGAATTGGTTAAACTGATTATCAACAGTTCCAAAAATAAATTCTTGTGTATATTCATTACGCTGGATCCAACCATTCCAATCTTCCCAACAACGAGTATGAATCTCAGAGTTAGGAACAATGATTTTTTTTAGGTCAAGTTGTGGCAATTCCACATACACATTCTCACACCCATCACGATTGACAAGTTCTTTCAGTGCTTCTTCCAGAGAGTCCATCGTCTTGACTTCTGGTTCTTCATCCCGCTCACCACCCACAAGGGACTTAGTTTGTTGCTGATCAGAACCTTGCTTAGAAGCGGCACCCTCAGAACCTTCATTCTCAGGTTGGTCATTCTCACCTTCCTCTTGATCAGAAAAGTCAGAAGCAGGTTTTTGACTAGCACCAGAATCACGTGATTCCAAATTGTCCAGATTGACTTTGGTTTCTTCTTGCTGCTTCTGCTTACAATACTTATAGAGTGCCTCTGCGGAAATCAACACATCGGCAAAGGTTTCGGTATCGGCAATCAGGTTGATGATTTCAGTCTCTTCGCCACACTCAACAGGAATATCCACAAAGTTACCAACCTTAAACCACAGGTTAGCACGGTCGGCAAGGTTCATTTCACCAACAGTTTCGTCGGCAATTTGAAAGAAATCCTGATCGGAAAGTTCCTTATAACCATTAAAGAAGGTCTTGGCAAGACCAGGATAACGACGCTTCATCAATTTCTCAATACGAGCATCTTCTACAATATTCACAAACTGAGGAGGAACCTTAACCTTTACACTCCAGTCTTCATCGGGAGTATAAAGAGCATGTCCAACTTCATGACCAACCAGAAGGTCATAGACAGTATTGCTTGCCTTCTCCCACATCGGCAGAGTCAGAACACGAGTATGAACATTAAAGCAGGCAGTCTCTACTTTCTTGTGCTCAACCACAAGGTCTTCAGTAGCAAGAAGCTTTGCGAGTTGGGACTTGATTTCGTGATTGACGGGCATTAGTGGTTTTCAGATGACCCTATTATACAAAAAAAGAGGGTGGTGAAACCCTCTCGTGTGCCAGTTTGGAAAGTGGTCTCAGACTCCCTTTAGCATTCCAGGTTTTGAAAGAATCTT